CTTTAGCATTGCTACTTGAAAAAAGTCACCATCAAGAACTTCTGCATTTGCAAATGTAACTACATATTGACAAACATAAATAATATGTGGATCAGCGGAGGAAGAGGGAGCAGGAAAATCTCCTGGAACTACTTTATAGTTAAACCTTCCAATTGCCATGTTGACATAAGTAAAGGTTCCGGTTCCGTTACGAGGATTTGATCCATCCGCATCCATAATCCTTAAAATGATAGTCGGATTAGACGTGTCGGGATTTCTTAAATCTTTTGGCTGCTTGGAATCATCTACCCAAGTTTCTTTCCAAACAAGATTTGTTTGATTGCTATATATAGGAGATCGCGCCATTAATGTTCATCCATTGTAGTTATCTCACCAATTCCATCTCTTGATTCCACAATCCCTCCATCTCTAGAGTATACGGTTCCAACGCCATCCCGACTCAAAGTTATTGCATCTCTCTCGTCTAAAATGCCTGATCCTAATATTGCAAGATCAATTAAAGCATCAAGTAAATCTAGCGCTGTTCTGAATAAAGATTGGGCCGCGCGTACAGCCACATCTGCAATTGGATTAATTGAATCCGATGCAGTACGAGAACGAGCAGTAGTTCTAGTCGTAGAATCACTTTGACCTGCAATTGAATCCGTAGCCGTTCGAGCGCGTGCCGTTAATCTAACCGCAGAATCCGCTAACGCTCCAAGAGAGTCAGTCGCAGTACGAGAAAAGCTTTGTGCGCTTCTTACAGCCGAATCAGATAATGATGTAATTGTATCTGTGGCAGTTCTTAGTTTGGTTGTTGCACTCCGAACTGCTGAATCGCTAATTGCTCCAATTGTATCCGTAGCGGTTCTAGAAATACCTTTCTGTACAATTGTCGATTCAGTAATCGCATCTAATGCATCAGAAGCAGTTCTTGAAAAACTTTGTGCAGCCCTTACCGCAGAATCTGTTAATGATGAAATCGTATCAGACGCAGTTCTAGAAAACGATTGCGCCGATCTAACCGCTGAATCTGAAATTGCACCAAGGGTATCGGAAGCTGTTCTCGTAATACCTTTTTGAACAACAGTAGATTCAGTAATTGCCGCTAAAGAGTCAGCAGCGGTTCGAGGAAGGGCGATTAATCTATTTGCAACATCCGAAAGAGCGTTAAGTGAATCTGAAGCGGTTCTAGAAAAAGATTGCGCTGCGCGAACGGCAGAATCAGACAAGGCACCTAAAGAGTCAGATGCGGTTCGCGGAAGCCGAATTAATCTACTGGCAACGTCACTTAGACTTCCAATTGAATCCGCGACAGTTCTTGGAAGTGCAATTAAACGACTGGCAACGTCCGAGATAGACGAAAGAGAATCAGAGGCAGTGCGAGAAAAAGCCTGAGCCTCTCTTTGTGCGAAGTCTGATATCGCATCAAGAGTATCCGAAGCCGTAACAAATATAAAATTTCCACTAATTGTCTCGCTCCAATAACGCGGTTGATCTTGTCTGTTTCTGCGACGCCACGACATAGGGCCGACAAATGAATGGGGAAAGAGTAATGGAGCGAATGGAGTTGTTTGTGGATCGGGAAGTATTTCATAGTTAGCATCTCTCCAGTGCTGCATACGCAGAACTTGAGGGCCTGAATATTTACGTCTACTAGTTATATATCGGGGTTCTGCCTGCGCATCAATGTTTCCTTCAACATATGCAACAATGGCCGCGCCCCAAGCTACGGAATCACCAAGAGTCCATGTGTCGTTTTGAGAAGTCGCACCCGAACCAGAAACAATTTTATCTGACCATGCAAAGGGCCAGAAAGAAGAACCGTTAGTGTTACGGAATTCTTCCGTGAAGGTTCCTGTATGCGTAATAGTTTCAGGGTTTAATCCACTAGCGTCGCTGAACCCTGCTACAAATAACGCGCCGTCATCACCTACTGTCGCCGCGCTGTCTACTGCGGTTCCAGTGGCAGTGTTTGAATTTTTTGAAACTGCAACTAAGCCTTGTTGATCTGTAGTGTATGTCCAACCACTTACTTGAATGGTTCCAGACGAACCCATAAAAGTAACGGTAACTGTGTATTGTCCAGCCGCAGGCAAAGTAATTCTGTTGGCATGGAAAATAAAGATTCCCTTACCAGCAGTTGAAAATGCATCTAGAACAAAAGTAGAGGGGGAGGTTCCATTATCCGTTACAAGGATTCTGGTAGGAATTGTAGTCGCTGACTGAACTACTACAACTACACTCGCTCCCGCCACAGGATTAACCGTCCAGCTACAAGTAACGGTTAATCCACTACTTACTTGTCCTAAGTTACTAGCTCGATCGCGGGCAATTGCCACAAATTAGTTCCAGCCAAAAACTAATACTTGAAGGCACTGGAAAATGTTTGAGGCCGATGAAGTACCACAAGCAGCGTTAACGTTGATGTAGTTGGTAATCGAAATGTCAATCGTTGCTACCGTACCGGGAGATGCAGCATTTCCAAAAATCTGCCCACCACCAACAGTAAGAGCGGTGAGTCCGCACGAATAGAATCCTAAGCCTCTCACGGTGGAGTTTGCACCAGTACCGCCAGGAATTGTTAATTGGCAATCAAATGCAATTTCCCAAAGTAAGTTTGTCTGAGTAGTACCGTGGACAATTGCACCAGTGCCGCCAATAATCGACGCGGAAGTCGAGGCAGCCGCACCCAATCTAACCGTGGCCGTAAATGTGGGCGCGCCGGTAGTTGAATATATTCCACGCGCGACTACGCGAAACGTTTTACCTTTTGATTGGGGGCCTGGAAGAAAGAAATACGGAGGAAGGACTGGCTGTGGCCCCATACCTGCAACATCATTCTGGACACCTTCCACAGTAAAGGTGTTTCTTGCAGTTCCAGCGGTTTCGTTTGAGTAAATTAACTCAGCAGAAGTTCCGGTTAAAAACGATCCTGGGCCATCCCAGTTTCGAGGAACCTTGATAATCTTTCCGTTTTTAGTTGCAAATCTATAGGAGTCCGCATCCCTTAATTCTTTGTCAATATCAAGGTGAGTGATGCCCTTTTCGATTCGGTTTAACTCTAGAAGATCGTAAGTCTGAATCATTAACTTTCGTCCGCTCCTTCAGTCGATTCCGTAACTGGCTCCACCAAATCAATTGAGCCACCAAGAAAGTGACCAGAATTAAGCTTGGCGATTTCGAGTTCAACGTTTCCTGCTTTCAAATCCTTTGCTAATTTCTTTGCTTTTTTCATTACTAGATCGTCCACTATAGATTCGTCTGCCGTTCCAGAAATCGTAATGTGAAAATCCATTAAAGCGTCACCGTCCACGTAACTGTAATCGTGTCTCCGTTAGCGTTGACCGTACCAGGAGCAGACAAAAGAGTTTCTAAGAAAAGAAGCGAACCGGCAACTGCGAGAGTGTTACACATAACGACTTTTTGTAACGTAACTGTAGAACCTGCCGTATATGTCCACGTATGCGCGAGTACATAAGTACCCGAACCATAGGTTGGAGCAGTAGAGCCACCCTGACCTAAATAAGCTCTCGCTAATCCGTTTGCATTCTGTTCAGTTGCCGCGCCACCACCAGTACCGTCACCAAATAATCCATCAGCGGTTCTTAAAATATCTCCGGCAGCCGCCGCAGAAGCATTTGTTGAAAGTCCTACCCAAGCAGCCCAAGACATTCCTGGCAGAATTGTGTATTTTCCAGTTGCGTTCGGAGTCGTACCTGCCGCACCTGTAACTGGAACTGCATACCACTGATCAACAGTTACAGCGGTTCCAGTGTTTGAAACAATAACTCCAAAAACCTGGGAACCCGTACCGGAAGCGTTAGGGCCGACTACAATAATTTTTCCCTGAAGTCCTGTGTTTCCTGCTGAAGATGTACCAGTTGGAAACGAAGCGCCAGAATCGGTAGCGGTCGTACCTGCGATAGAAGTTAACGTGCCAACTTTTCCATCACCAACTTGCGAACCAATGTCGCCCATCATTAGTGCGCGTTGCCACTGGTCACGACCCATAGTTACGCGAAGGTTTTTAGTCCTACGAATCGCCGTTAACTCACGACGACTCATGTTATACGCGCGATCTAACCAAACTCCCTTTACTTTAACGGGGTCGGTAAAAAATCGAGGGTCTTTTACTAAAAGGTCTTTGTCAATCTTTTGACCATCTGGAACAATTCTAGTAAAAGTCGCTTCGATTGGGTTTCGCGCTAACTTGAATCCGTTCTGGAAACCTAAAGGATCAAGAATCCCCTTAGCCAAAAGCCTTGCGTCTAAATTAAAGTGCTTGTGGAGATCGCGTAATCGAACTAGATTTGGACTCTCTTCTTCAATCCCTGGAAGTACGTCAAAGGTCATGTATTTCTCCTAGTATGACGGCTGGGCCATTCCATCGGCCCCCATGTCATTATTTACTCCTTCATCTGCTGATTCGGTGGGTGCCATACCGCTATAACAACTCTCAATATTCTCAATTAACTTATCAATAGTAGAAACGTTACCTGCAATCATTGCGCGCAACAAAGAATTATACGTAATGTTGTTGTAATCATTGTGGTCATTATATGGCATACCACAGCCACAAGACATACAGATTTTTCTACACTACCTCCAAGTCATTTTTCATAAGGATTTTTTCTCATAAACAGTATATCGTCGTGTTCTTCAACCGGAGTCATTTGTTTAAAACCTTTTTGGGTTAAGTAACTAATGACTTCTTCGGCTGAAGCCTCTCCATCGTACACCGGCTTGGCCGAGCACTCCACCACTAGATAGTGGATGGCTTTGAGGTAGCGTCCAAAGCCTTCTAGGACTTCCATTTCCATTCCCTGAACATCAATAACTAATGTATCGTATGCAGAAATATTGATCAATCCTTGATGATTAATTGCCCAATAATCAAATCTAACAACTGGAATTTGAATTTCCTTGTCCATTGGAACAGAAGTCCAGTCATGGCCCTCGGTTTCTATAGGAAAATACTTAGAGCCCCTTTCGTTGTTTCCATCTTGAGGAAGGTGTAATGTAATATATTCATTTTTATTGCTTAATCCTAAATTAGAGCAAAAAACCATACTTCCATAGATGCGATGAAGTTCTGCAAAGGCTTCGGGATGCGGTTCAAATGCAATAATTGGAAGATGAAGCCTTTCAATGTAAGCAGGAATTTCCTGACCGACATTCGCTCCTACATGAATTATTCCTTTAATTTTACACCCATGGTTCTCAAAAATATTCACATTAACAGGAATAACTTCATGCATTTCTGGAGTTAAGAGATGCTTGGCAATCATCGAGCAAGAACGACTCCCCTGTTGAATGGAGTGGGAAATCTTTCACTGCCAGGAATGCCGCCCCACTTTGCAATGTAGTAGTCACGACATTTAGCTTGCGCCCCCGCCTCCATTTGTAATCTTCTTTCAGTATCGGTACGAACTGTCATAGACCTGTAATGCCAATATGGCGCATAGGCATACGCTTCATATCCGGCAAGCTGAATTCGTCTGTGCATATCGTTATCTTCATAGTATGCGGGATTGAAGTGTTCGTCAAAATTTCCAACAATTTGTAATAAGCGGTTAGTTGTTGCGAAACAAGAAAAGTCGGGGCCGGGCTGGAATTGAGGTTCTTTTGCATTTAACAAATCCCAATTGACATTATCGGTAAACATATCTCCATGATTGGCGTGACGTGCCGAGATCAAGAGTAATTCTCGGTCATAATTCATACTAAATTGCTCTTTAAGAAGAGCGTGAACTAAGAGTTCTCCGGTGTCGTGGCGAAGAACTACATCGTCATTCATTACAACAACTGCGTCAAATCCTTCATGAACACAAAGCCTGTTAATCGCATAGTTCCATGATTTTGACAGAGGCCATCCATGTTGAGAATTGTCTACAACTAAAAGTCTTGATCCTTTAGGAATAGATTGAATCGTTTCGACCAATCTTGCACCGTTCCAAGTTGAAATTGCGTAAGCAAATCTCATACGTACCTCTCCAAAACATTCAAAACTGATTGAGCCTGAAGTGCAAGATTGTGATATTTTCTAACATAAGCAGCACCTTTGTTGCCTTTGCCGTTTCCAACGTTCCAGTTTTCAAAACATTTTCTTAACTGTGAAGCGCCGTGGTGCTCATCTGGCACCCACCAATTGCCGACCTGTCCATGTTGTGATGTATATTTCGCACTAAATCCTTGATTAGGAATGTTTGCCGGTTCCTTACCTCTCGTTCCGATTGGATAACACCATTCATCATCGACATAATCCATCATTCCAGAGTTCTGTGAACAGACTAATTCCATTCCAGTACACATCGCTTCCAGTGGAGGAAGTCCACATCCCTCACCTTTAGAAGGCCACAAAAAACAATCATATGCGTGATAATAGGCAACTACATCCTGTGGTGAAATGTCACTCGTAATCACTTTAATTCTAGAGTCGTTTTGCGCTGCCTTTACAACATCAGCAATTCCATCAGCTTTTCGAGTTTTAATACAAAGCTCCCATCTTGGGTCGCCTTGCGATGCCGCCTGAAAGATTCGAATAGCCCCTAACGGATTCTTTCTTCCAGTTAGCGCACCCACAATCAACACCTTGAATCTTCCATCTCTCGGACGTTCGATATGTGGGAAGGCATTGGTGTCTATGCCTGAATTAAGAACTGAAATTGGAATTTTACACCCACTTTTCTTCCATATTTCAGGCTGAAACCTAGAAGTAACAATTAATTCATCAAGTTGATTTACATTTTCTACATGCTTTTCAGGAATCCGATCTGTCTCAAATTGAGTAATAATAATCTTTGAAATAGACTGTGTTGGATAAATATGATACGGAAGAGTCATCATTAACGTAGTTTTAAGAGGCATTTTGTTGGCGTTGGCGTATTTGGCATTTGTAATTTCTGTAGGAAGGTATGCCGCGTCCAGGCCCCAATTATCGGTTCTCAATAGTGGAGCGGCCCCAATCTCCATCAAACCTTTGTAAATTGTGAGAGCGTGGCGACCATAGCCATCAACGGCTGAAACTGGACACCAAAAATCAAAAGTAAGGCGTCCTTCAGAATCTCTTACTCTTAACTGATCGATAAAGGTTGAATAATCAAACTCTAAATCTCGATCCCAGCCATACTGTTCAATAAAGCTAATTGGAACCATGTTCCAAATATTAGGTTGAATAGTGAAGGGGCCACAAATCTTTGCGACTCTAGCTTTGTTTCGAACTGGAATTTGTGTGTTTATCATTTCCCTATAAAAAGAGAGAGGGCCGACATTTCTGCCGACCCCCTCAATTATCCGCCGTTGCCTAATTAGAAGCTAAGCGGCTGCGGTCCAACAACTGCCTGGAAACCGTAAGACTTCGTAACAAAGTCTGCTGAACGTTCACGAATGTTTCGCGTCCATGCATCCTTGTTCGTATACTCACCAGTTCCTGAGTTGTAGTCTCCGTAAATTGCTGGCATAACCTGTAATGGAACGTAGGGTGCGTAAATGTGAGATGCCCACATCTGAGGAGGATTTGCAAGATACAGAAATGCAACGTTGTCAGGAAGGAAATCAGTCCCCCAAATCTTCCAGCGACCGGCATACGTACCGTAGTCCGTAATACCGATACCGGAAAGGTTGTTGTCGTTTGGAGCAACTGTCTGAGTAGCCGTGTTGGCCTTAGAAAGAAATCCTGCCATACCGTATCCAGCAATAATTGCATTCGACGGACGGCGATTTGCTTTCTGGAAGTTCACATCTGCATCAACAAGCGCGTTGTAAATCCACTGCTTGTAATCAGTTACAGAAAGTGACAGCGATGCGCGAGTTGCAATAGTAACCTGCGCGTTCGGGCCCGCCCACGGCTGAACCATACTCTGACCGGGGTTTGAAGTTCCCTGCAAACCAAGAGCGGTTCTGGTGATGTTCTGAAGATGACGACCCATTAAGTTTCGTCCGAATTCCTCAGTAAATGCACCAACCAATTCCGATTCAACATCCAAACCTAACTGAGCACGCGCATCTTCCTGAGCTTCCAGAGAAAATGCAGTACCCATTAACTGCTTGATAACGTTTAACTGAACACGGTTCAGCGCCATCTTGCCCTTTGCAGGGACACCAAATTCAGCAGTAATGTTCCAGTTGTACTCAACAGAAAGAATGTTGGTAGTGTCGGATTCACGAATGAAGTCCAACCAGAAAATCCAGGCCGAAGGGCCGGGAAGCGGCTGAACAACCGAAAAGTCGCGCTGCATTAACATTGCATAAACGCGACGAACAATCGGAAGTGCGAACCGAGTCGGCAGCGCTTCGTCGGAAGTTGCGGTGTCCTGAACTAATGAAACATTTCCACCGATAACAGGAAGCTTGCGCTCAATCTGGAACTGATTCTGATTCTCCAGAATCATTGCCATCTTGTGCTTCTGCTCCGCAGTTAACTTCGGAAAGTTCATCTGCTCATGAAACTCTTCCATTTCTGCGTAACGCTTCGGCTGCTTAACCTTAACGTCTTTCGGAATGTCCTCTAAGTCAAGCCATCCGGTCTTTGCCCACTTGCGATAAGTTAACTCTGACTGGTACTTAACTCGATCTTCCGCAGAAAGAGCCGAAAATGCCTCTAAGCCTGCGAGTTCAGTTGAATTAAGCTTACTTAATTGAACTCTCATTAATTCGGCACCTCAAGAGCGCCGACTTTCTCGAATTTCGGCTTGTCATCATCCTCGGTTTCGTCATCTTCGGTTTCAGCCGTAATTGACTGACTCGGCGTCGGCTGAAATAACCTCTTTAAGCGATCCTGTGCGGTTTCTGCGGTAACGGCAGGCTTAATTGCAGCCGCCGCATCCACAAAATAAGGAAGAACCTTTGCTGAAAATTCCTCTTTCGTCTTGCACTGTTCCGCAAGTTCGAGAAAAACCTTCAGAGCCTCATCCTTCTTCGGGTGCTTAGAAGCCATTTCCTCAACATACTTAATCAAATCGTTACGAGAAACCTTCTCGTTAAGGCTTGCGACTTCGGCAGTAAGAGTTTTATTCTTTGCCAACTCTTCGTCAAGCCTCTTGAGAAACGGCTTCTCAATCTCTTCCACAATATCGGGCCGGGCCCGAACTGCTTCAAGAGTTAATTCTGGCTCCACTTGCTGAATAACCTCCTTTTCTTTGGTGACTGGTTCGATTTTTGCTTCGGCTGTTAAAATTTCAAGCCCATAAGTCGGCATTGCTGGTGAATCGGGAGCGAAGTCTACACCGTCCAGCAATAACTTCGTAGGCTTATACATCGCTTCGCCATTAACCCTGACTTCTTCCATTTCAAATCTTTTAGGGCCTGATCGAAGAGAAACTGCATTCAATTTCCCCTTCCTTAATAAGATTTGGGCATCCTTGCCTTGGGTTGTTGGCTCGATTTCGAGAATCACATAGCCAGTGCGACCCTCTTGCTCCAATCCCACAATTCCACCGATTGGTAGATAATCGTTTGAAAGTGCGTGATTGTGCCTTGCGTAAACTGTTAAAGGCTGCTTTCCAGCCTTAATCTGCTTCAATCCTTCTGCAATAGTCTCAGAAAGAAGTGAAGTTGGAAAATACACTTTTGCCGGAATGTGTGGCGGCTTGGCGATCGATTCGCCAATATAAAATGGCATTTTAACTTTAAGCGTTCCAGCTTCCTTTTCTGCCTCAGTCTGCTCCAAAATCAAAGGAGCGGGAACGTCGCCATCGAGGACTAAAATAGATTGAAATGTTTCTGGTAGTTTCATTTCCTCAACTAATTCGTTAATATTTTCTTCGGCTGTTACCCAACCTTCAGGTAGCATACTCGTTGCGCCGAGCGCCCTGGCCCTCTTTATGATGTGAGCCTTAACCCGCGCTCTCTTTCCCGCTCCAGCCCTGCCAATACTCTGAATGGCACGACGCAGAAAGTCCTTGTTTGGAATTGGAAATGAGCCATCTGGAAGCGCCACACCTTTTGCTGCATCTTTTTTGCGAGTAGCAGCAGAAACAAATTTAGATTCAGCCTCTAGTTCTTCGGTGGTTATCCAAATATCCATAATGGTCATTGCCTCTTTCATTATTTCCATTTGCACGCCCCACTCTGCCGGTAGAAATCCAGACAAAGACAACGCTTTTGCTCTTTCAGTAATAAACTGCTTCATCTCGTCCGAACCAGTACCAGCAGCCTTCCATCTTTTAATAGCGGCCTTTAAATCAGACGAAGAATTAATTGAAAGAGATTTCTTCCAACTCTGATCAGTTCCTGGTTTATTTGTAAGATCGGGAGAAGTTGAAACGTCTGCCGTTCCGGTATCTGTTAATAAATTATGCGTTTCCATTGCTCTTTGCCTTTACAGGAACCCTAGTAGTTGTCTTTCCATTCTGAAATCCACCAGCTTGACTCTTTGCTTTGACCAATTCTAGCGCCCTTGAGTGATCATCCTCTGCTTGCGCGCCCATTGCTTGTTGCTGCATTTCCATTTCCTGCTGTTTCTGCGCCTGAAGCTTCTTCTCGTTCTCTTCAATTCGCTGATTAACTTCAGCAGCTTCCTCAGCCGTCATTTCAATTCGATTAACCTGAACCCATTGTGGATCATAAATCTTGTTCATGATATTTAATTGATCGGTTTGCGCTCTCCAGAGTTCACTTTGAGCCTCGTTCATTTGATCGGTAGCCGAAAGTCTCGGCCACGTTATCTCATAAACAGTTTCTTCTGGATCACGATTATTTAAAATAAGAACGATATTGAAAAACTGCTCTAGTCCCTGTCCTAACTGTTGCTGAACGCTACGAATAAACCTAATGAACTGCGTGTCCTGAAGAGTTAGAGTTGCTTTTGCATTAACGTCTTTCTCAAACCCTAAGTGGGCAGGAGGGACTCGCAAGGTAGCAATAAACTTGCGATGCAAGTATTCAACATCGGTAATTTCATGAATTCCGACGTTTTTAGGGTCGAGAACATCGACCTGAGCCTTAGAAGGCTGCACCTGAGTTCCGATTTTAATCCATCCGGTACTAATAAAGAAGTCAGTCATCACTGAAAATGGACTATCTCGGCGCCCATCGACGTTAATTCTTTGAGTTACGCTGTTCTTGAAGTCCTCCAAAGCAACGGCTTTTTCCTTTTTGGAGAGTCCAGTAGTGTCAATGTAGAAGATTAATTTAAGATATTCTCTTGTTAATCGTCCTACGACTAAGCTTTGTTCGACCGCCTGAAGCTTTTTAAAGGTACTTCGAGCAACTCTTAAATGGCTTTTTCCATATGGAGTAAATCCATCATGATTTAATCGAATATGGAGCACCTGCCAGGGATAGAAAGTAGCAATAATGTCGCCAGTATCGACCACTCTTTGCTCAAAAGCACATTCATTTCGGTTGTTAACGCAACGCCCTTCCTGATATCTGGGAGCGCCCATGAGAAGGTTCCCAGTTGCGGTTTCATTGCGAAACATGGTTGAAGGCGGAAGTTGCTTAAGGTCAGCAATTTCCATATTGCTATTTACAATCGGTTCTGAGAAGGAATCCCCATATTTGACTAAGTTTCTAGCCATAGATGGGATTTTTTGATGTAATTTGCAGATTTTAACTGCCTGATCGAAGATTTCCTGAACCGATTCGTCCTGAGCCTTGATGACAAATGAAGTTTGCAAGCCATCATCAGAGGTCGTAGTGTTGTTTGCGATAATATCAAGAGCAATAGAAGCCTCTTCAGAGGCGTCGTCCATCTCATCTACTTCTCGATAAACCGCCCTTCTTCTAGTATCAATTCTAAATTGGCGGTCAAACATGGTGGCAATTCCACCAGTTTCAGTAGAAACTCCAGTAGTAGTCGTTTGTCTGTCTTGTGGTTGCGGGCCGGACAGCGGTTCCTGTTGAAAAATAGCATTCGCAATTCGTCTAATAAGACCAGGATTACGAACAGGC